TTTAATGTGTATACTTCCATATATTTTTGTATAAAACCCGTCGAATTCGACGGGTTTAGATTATCCGTATCGAAATCGAGGCGGTTGAAATAAAAAAAGACCACCCAGTGACATGTGTGGGTAGTTAAAAGTAAACGGTGCAGTCAGCTTCTTACTGCTAAACGCAAGCAAGTCCTCTGCACATAATAAAACATACCAAATGATAGTATGCCAGTGTCAAACACTGTTTCCTCATTAACATTATAACATAAAAAAATAGGGCAGTCGCTAGGACTACCCTTGTATAATGACATGGTAATTTAATTATATCATTTCCAGTCTATTTTACCCCAATATTTCTCATTTTTTATTTTTTGCTGTTTGTCTGTGATTTTACAAACGGCACAATAGAAATGTTTATTACTTGAGCCTGGCTGAACATATTTAAATCTAATCCACCAGTACCCATCTTTTTTGATTACTTGGTCGAAAGGAACATAATTCCCCTTGTATAACCACGAACCACTTTCAACTACAGTCCCTTTAAGTCCAGATGACTTACGTACTTTAATAGTACTGTTAGCAGTGAATTCACCTCCCCAGTTCCACGTTGTTTTAATTTTAGACGGCTTACTCTTAGGTGCATTGATTTGCCTACCGTTGATAGACTCTGCAAGTCGTTTAGTAAAACTGTTGATGTTCTTAGTGATATAGTCCATGTCTTTTTTACTAGTGATAAAACCTAACTCAATCAATCTGTAATTTAAATTGAGTTGGCCTGTAACGTTAGCGTTTAATAAATCGTTTCTAGGTGTTACACCTCTAATTTTACCAACCGTCTTACCGAGTGCGCTAGATAACGCTTTGTCTATATCATCTGCAGGATACCTGTCACTTACAATGACATGACCACCACTTGCTTGAGGACTTGCAGCGTCTAAGTGGAATTCTACTATGACATCAGGTTTAACATTCTTTTTAACCCAATATAAACCATAGTCAGAATAATTACCTACACGTTGTCCATATAACGTATCTTGATACAAGTCTTGATTCATTGATTTGCCACCGTATAAAACAACTGTATTACCTACACTTTCAAGATGTTTCTTTATTCTAGGGATAATTTCCTTTCTATTGAAGTCACGTTCATTATATCCGTTTGCTACGGCGCCTGAATCATTTGAATAAGCACCTTTACCATGACCTGCAACAAGCAAAATTTTCTTACCTTTCTTAGCTTTCGCTTTCTTAACTGGTTTAGCTTTGCTTTTAACTTTGTTTTTAGTAGTTTCTTTAGCATAGAACGGTCTAATAAACCACATAGGAAAGTCGTAACCATGTGTGCGTCTCGTTGTTACTTCTGGAGGCGTCCAATAAGCACCACCAACCCAATTTTGCTCAAGTATCGTTATAGAGTTAGAAGTGGCAGAGATGACGATACCTACGTGACCGTAACCCCCACCATAATTTCTATTGAATATTACAACATCTCCGGGCTTAGCTAAGAATGATAATGTATTTTCATAAACAGTAGCTTCACCAGTAAAATTGTTCCATGTTGGAATATCCGCAGCACCTACACCTTTTAAAGTATGACCGAATAGGTATAACCAATATTGGTTGGCTACATCGAAACATTGATATCCATAAGCACCATCAGGATTTACTGCTTTCCCCTCTAAACTTTTTAGATAACTTATAGCTTGTTTGTATGTTCTAACAGATACCATTAGAAATCATCTCCATTCATTCTAGGCGCAGCACCCGTTGAGTCTGTACCTGCTTTAACTTCATGCAATTTTTGTTGCCCTTTTTGTGCTGCGTGAGAGAAATTATTATTTTTCCACCAAGTCCATAAGGAAATTGCGCCAGTGATGATAGAACTGATAGTCACTTCGTCTACTGGAATAGGGGATATATGTTTCGTTGCTAAAAATTGGTTAACCCAAGCTAAAATAAACACAATTGTTCTAACGATTGAACCTACATCTGTTTTCATGTATAACACTCCTTTTAGTTAAATTAAAAAGCCAACGCAAAGCGTCGGCTATCAAATCATTCTATACATTCACTTTTTCTGGATTATATTCAACACCCGTTAATTCTAAATATTCTTCGGGAGTTACAAATCCTCTTTTAACAAATAGCGCAAATTGTTCATTTGTATAATATCCCATTTTGTAGTATTTAACTCCGATATCATGCATTAGTAGTTCCTCCTAACAATTGTATAGTTAAATCAGATATATCTTTTCTTACATCGCTTAATTCTTCTTGTGTTTTTAACAACTCTAAAGATAGGTCAGATATAATATCTTCTTTTTCATTGTTTTTATTTGTCGTATCTTCATTTTCGCTTTTCGGTTGTGAGTCTTCCCAATTTTCTTTAGTATTGCCAATCCATTGTTTACCATCAAAATGACAAGGAGTATATATTCCTTCTGGAGGTTCTATATCAGTCCATTGTCCTTTAGGATATTCCATTTCTCCATTGTGATTTTCAATAACTAAATATGGTGTGCCATCATAAAAATAAATTTGCTTTGTCTTCATATTCCCGCCTCCTATAAAACGACTATTCCTTCGATGTAATAAGCGCCATAAGGCATTGCTTCACTTTTAGGGTCAAATGTTATTTTTAAATCTCCACTTTGAGTTATAGTCACGTTGTAGATGATTAATTGAGATGAATTAACGCCCGCTTTTGTATATTGTTTATAATCTTTCACCTTATCCGAGATGTTTTTCGGGAGTTTCGCAAAAATCATTTCTTTACTGTTAATGGAACTTACTGCACCTTTTATAAATAGCATTTCTGTATCATTAATAGAGATTAATTTATACATTGGCTTGTTAAGTGTCCCAGCTTGTGTAATTCCGTTCACAAGAGGAAGTGTTTGCCAGCCTGTGTCAGTACCTTTAGCCTTTAACTGGTCTAATTGTTCTTGTGTGAAATCTTCGTATTTGAAAGGTTCGCCTTTAGGACCTTGTAATCCAATTTCCCCTTGCAAGCCTTGTTCTCCTGGTGGTCCTTGAGGACCTGGATTACCATTTATACCATCGATACCATTAATGCCATTTTTACCATCTTTACCGTCTTGTCCTGCTGGACCTTGTTCTCCAGTATCTCCTTTAGGACCACGCTCACCAACGTCACCTTTATCGCCTTTTTCTCCTTTAAATTCTTCGTTATGTGATAAAACATAATTTTCTAAGTCATCAGTTAATTTATCTTTGAATTCGGTATCTAGTAATTCTGTTAAATCTTCAGACATGATTTGTTTAACTGTATCTTTAACTAAATTTAGACTGATTTCTTTAGATACAACCTTTTCTACACCACTATCAACAATTGAGAATGAGAAGTTAGCTACATGAACGGAATGTTCAAGACTGTCCATAAATAACTTACAATTCACTTTCCCAATGTGTTTAATCACGTTAGAAGGTATGTCATATTTGATCAAACCAATTTCAGGAATTAATACTTCAATTGTTTCATCAATGAATACAGAACCATCTTCCATAAATAAATCGAGTTTAGGTTTCATATCTGTTTTAGTTAAATCAACTGGACTGCCATTATAATTAATTCTAATTCTGATAAATGCTGTATTCTCATCTTCTGTATAGAAACGACTACCAATATCCCCTATATCAACATTTCTAGGGTTGATATGTGTTTCGACTTCGCCCATTTTAATAATCATATATCCACCTCATTATTTATTATTAAAGGCTACCCACCGTCAGTGAGTAGCCTTTTATCTATATTTATCGCGAATGTAGTACATACCTTTTAATCCTACTTTAATTAATCACATTTTTTAAAAAGTCGAACAATGGATGGATAAGCCAAGCCACACCACCTCCTCCAACAAATATACCGGTAGCTTTTAAAATAAACTCTTTATTTTCTTTACCTTTCTCTTTTGCTTCTTGTTCTTCTTGACTTAAATGTTCCCTAAACATTCGAGCATCTTTTTCGACGAGAGACAATCGTTGACCTTGTTCTATGATTTGTCGGTTTGTCTTTTTCTGTTCAGCACTCATCTCTTTAGTTGCATCTACCATTTGATTAAGTGTAGGTTTAAATTCTGCTAATAACACACTTAAATTGTTATAATTGTTTGTATGTTTTTCATCGACTTCTCTTATCCTTTTATGAATCGCATCCCTATCGTCATAATAACTTTGGGGTAATTCATTGTTTGGCATAATGCAACACTCCAAAGTAAGCATAACCACCACACGTTAAAGTAGTTAAAAAGTAAATGAGAGGTGACATCCAATTTAAAGAATCACTAATACCAGCTAACGTAATGACAAAGAAAAACACAGAACAAATAATCCCTCCTAAAATAAGAGTGATACTATAAACTTTGTTAATATTTCTATAAGGTAAAGCCATAGCTGCAATTGCTAAACATAATCCTCCTATAAAGAATGGAATACCCCAAATACTTAAGGGGATTATTTCATTAATACTGCTATACAATGGGCTTTTATCGACTTGAATTTCAGAAGCAAATATAAAAAAAGAACCTCGAGCCATAGCTATTGTTCCAATAAATAATAAAGAAATAACATTAATATATTCCATTTCAGTCATACTGTGTGTTTTCTTCATGTTTCTACCCACTTTCTATCATTAAGTGCAGCACAAATAGCATTAGCATAATAATACATATCTTCTGTCCAATTATGTGTATTTTCTCTATTCTTTTGACTAAAATCGTTTCGACTAAAAAATTCTTTTCTTTGCTGAGTTGATATTTCAATCTGTACACCCATGCCATAGGCATTTTTGTTGGTTATATTATTAATTTCTCTGCCCGCAATTCTGTCAGGAGCAGCTTCCACATTAAAACCTGAAACTTTTAAATTGTGAGTAATAAGAGATATAAGTCTTTCATCTAGTCCACCAATATAACTATTCGCTTCACTGCTTGAATATCCATGTATGGCTATCGTTACATTCATAAATTGATTCCAATATAATAAATTGGGGTTATCATAATTTGTTGAAGTGACGTGTAGAGTTCTATTGTTTTTCGGTTTTAAACCTTTAAAAGTGAAATAGTTTGAATTCGATAATTCTGCAACCAATAACGCTAATTCAGAAGTACCGCACTCTATACCACCTCCGTGTATGGCAGTTATAAGTGATTTACTATTTCTGTCTTGCGTCTCAATCATCCAATCTTTTTCATTTCTCACAAGTTCAGTCATAGATTTATAAGTATCCATCACTTTATTCACCTCCTTTATCTATCATTCTTATTTCTCCGTAAATATAAGCTTCACGACTTACTGACCACTGATCGCTCTGAGAAATATAAACTTTAACATCTCCATTAGGTTCAATAGTTAATTGAGCACCACAAGCTTTAACAGGCACAGTTCTTAGGAACGCAGTTTGCGTACTTGTAATTAGTTCACTCGGTAACTTCGCTATAACAGTTCCACTTTTAAAAGTGTCAGCATTAATTCTTAAAATCACTTCCTTGTAGTCTTGATGTTGAATGATTTTATAAGCGCAATTAAAACCATTTTGTCCTTCAGCTTTATAATGTCTATTTTTTATAGCTCCATTAATCAAATCATATTCAATCCAGTCTGAAGATTCAGGTAACTTTTCTTGTATCTCAGTAATGCTTTTACGATGTTCATCAATTGTGACGTATCCCTCTTGATTTAATATATTTTCAATATTCCTAACTTCGATTCTTAAATCTTTTAAATATTGACTTCCTTTTGTGTCAATTTCGTTGTCATATTCTTCATAAAGATTTTGAATTGTATTTTTAGCCGCGTTAAGAGATTCCTCGACGTCTTTTAAACTTTTACTATGTTGTTGATTAAGTTGGTCCAATCCTTTTTTTGTTTCAATCTGAATCTTTGTAATTCCTTCATCACTTGCATCTTTCACTTTAATAACGTAATCTTCTAAATTATCTAATTGTTCTTGTATTTCAGTGGCTCGTGCATTAATTTGTCTTTTTAATTCATCAAACATACGGATATATTTAATTTTAGTTGCACCATTAATTTTATTTATTATTGCGTCACCCACTTCGAATTCAAATTCAGTTAAAACTGCAGTTGATGATTTATCGCTATCTACCTGATTTCGATGGTTAATCGAAATATATATTTGACCTATAACAGTTGTATTCGTTGAAGCTTGTAAGAATTCAATAGGTATAGTTACTTCAATAACACCATTTAAAGGGTCAATAAAACGTACATTTTCTACTACTTGATTAGAACCGTTAGAGGACTCAAGATATATATACGTTTCAGTGTTTTCTTCACTAATTAATAAAGGCTTTTTGTTTTTAGTCACATAAAACCTTAAAACTGCAGTTTTATCATCTAAGTTATAAAAACCGATACCTTCATCAGATATCGGTTTTAAGTAAGGTTCATTTTTAACTTCAATTTTACCAATCTTTTTTAATTCCATTATTTTTCCTCCCCATTTATAACATTTCTTAAATCATCATCGTATATAGTATTAGGGTAAATTTGTGTGAACGTATCTTCTTTAAGATTACCGTATTCTCCAGATTTTAATATCTGAATGGAATTAGCAGAATGCGTAGGAGTGAACTTCGCAAATAATTTAATTTGTTTGATTGTTACAATACCAGCACCTTTTTTCTTAACATCTAGTACCGGCATTACTGTATCAGTACGTTTTGTACCTGGTTCAGTAATCGTCGACATTTGAACACCAGCAGCAGCGTAAATAGGGAAAGTTGTATTTCCTTTGTTGAGTCTATGTTCAATTGAAAATAAATTACGTTTTCTACTTTTATTAAACCCAAAGAATGGATGATAATTCTGAACAATATTAGGATTAATCCCGACTGTGACATCTCTATCAACGTTTATAGTCACATATCCATAGAGCTCTACAAATCCATTCGCTAAAACTTTGAAACGCTGCTGACTCATCATTATACGTTGCCATTCATTCCTTTCTGCACGTAGGGTAATGACTTCAGACGTTTTATTGTTAAATCTATCATCATATACCATCACTTTAATGAAAGGATCTAATGATGTTTGACCATTTTGATAAGATTCAAATTGTGCCATTCTAAAAATTACATTACCAACCCAGCGTACTGAACGTCTCATTTCTTCGGGACTTTTCTTTTCACCGACACGTTTTTCATTTATTTCTGAAAGATATGACGTTGTTTTATTTCGGATACCTACCCAATTACTAAAAGACGATAATGTACTGGAACCCCAAACAACGAGATCTCCCTTACTTTTTAAATTGTTAATAAGATGAGTCATATTATTATTTTTTTGATTAGCCCAACGAGGATAAAATAAACAGTAATCATTATTTACTGAAATAATATCATGCAAATCTAAGTGAGCAGTTAAATTATCTATACTTTGAACTAAGCTACGCATATTTTGTGATTCTTTTTCAGAAAAAGGACTTTTACCTTTGAAGTTAGATTTATCAGGATCTGTCCCTTTACCTGCCTTCCAGTTATAATCAAAATTTCTGTTTAAATCTACATTGTTCACATTCTCTCTTTCTTGATTTGCAAATCCCCACGGGTTAACCATAGGAACATAAATTAAACGTACATTTTTTCTTAAGTAAGTTAGTTGAGGATACTTTTCCCACTGATTGACCAATAGGTTGAGTATATGACACATATCAAAAAATCCAGTGGTTTCATTACCGTGTATACATGAAGTGATAAGTAAAGTTTTGTTGTAATTTTGCGGTTCAAACGTGAATTTGTAAACATTATATTTTCCTGATGTATCTTCTCCGACAACTTCTTTTGTAACGTATTGATTATCAACTAAAGGGTTTAAAAATGCTTCAATATGAGCTTCTGGTTCCCAATTATTTGGTGTTCCATTTTCTCCTAATCTATTTCCTGATATATATGGAGGATTCCAAATAAAGTCAACTGCACCATTAGAATGTATTTCTTTATCTAATTTTCTGTTAATTCCTAAAAAGTCATGAAGCAGTCTTTCTTGCAACAAGGGGTGTACGGTTCCATCTATTGATACTCTGGCTTGTTTTGTTTCAGCTATACCATCTCCATTTGCTCCTAGAACAAGCCCATTAATATTACCGTTAAGATAATCCAAAAATGCAGAAACGTTTGTATTTCTATAATCAACCTGCATGGCTTGATGTGCATGATGCTTAGTTTCTGTGTGTGCGCGATGCTGATGATCTAATTCATTATAATAATTAAGTATTGTTCTAAAATTATTTATCATCTTGGTTCTAAATGTGTGTCCTATTTGAATAGGAAAGTCTAAAGTTAATAACATTTTATGAACCTCCTTTTATTCCTTCTCTAAATGAGATATTCTCTCTTTAAGTTCTTCATTTTCTTTTTCTAAAATTTCTATTTTATCTAAGTAAACACCTAAACCGATGACTGCCTCTATGTGCGTGACTGGAAAATATTCTTCTCCATCTCTATCTTGTAGATATCTTATCGATACTTCTTTACTCATCAATCAATACACTTCCTACTGTTTCGTTATATTCCTCTAACACATTTAAAGAATAGTCACTAGTTTTGAATCCTTTTTTCATAAGATTATTAACCTTTCTTAACCTACGATTGAACTGTGATTGCATTTTTATAATATCTTTCTGAGCATTACTGAATTCCACTTCAATAGGCTGCGAAACAAGGGGGTGATATTCAGTAAGTTTGACAACTTTTAAATCAGTATTAAATCCGATAGGTTTGTGTATAAATCGAATAGTATTATTTTCATGAATACTTTCTAATCCTAAATAATTCGTTGCTACTTCGATTGTTGGAATATCATCAAGTGTTTCTTTTAATTTCTTCTTTAACTCTGATTGACTTGTAATATTATCATCATATATTGTAGGGGCTTCTGATTTACCATATTGCTTATAATATGGAGACTTATATTCAGCATATACATGATAAATATCTTTACCTTTAAGAACTGCAGTTAGATTTAAAACACTACTTTTACTCGTACCAACATATATGACTGGATTAGACTTCTTATAATCAATACCAGTTTTTTTCGATTTAAAAACGCCTCTAAAAGAATGTTTACCTTTTGATAATCCTTTAGCTAAAATAACTTTTTGCGTCGAAGCATGAGCGCTGTAACAATCAAAAGTCCCTTTCGACTTATCATCAATAAATACTTCGATAATTCCACCTTTAGGTCCTTTTTTTAGATTCCAAGTTAAGGTTTCATTCCCCCACTTACAATCAAATGTCTTATAAAACGAATCTCCTATATGTTCAGTAGACCAAGTCCCTTCTTTATTAAAATTTCCAGAGTATGAGAAATCTTTAGGTTTTATAGGTTTATAGTTTTTCGTTTCGGATTTTGACTTTTTCTTTCCATATCCTTGAATGTAGGTGCGTAATTCAGTTGTGATTGTTTTAGCTGAAACCGAACTATTATTATATTTATAAACTAATATTTCATCTGATTTTTTATAAAAATTATCAGGTGTATAAATATGGAAAGTTTTATTATCAGCAAAAAATATATAGCCAAAATGCTCAGCACCTTCAATAAGATGTTCTAAACCATTTTTATCTCCTAACTGTTCAATATATTTACTCTCATTAAATTTTCCATGTAACTTATAATCGAAATTAAGTTTATTATTTTTGAATGCAAAATCAAGGTACTCTTTAACTTTCATGGAAATTTTTGCTTCAGTCTCATCTTCATCATTCAATGACTCATCATCTAAATCTTTAGGTACATAATGATTTTGAAATTCCATAGAAATATGCTTAGCCTCAATTTCATTAAGTATTACACCTTCTTCATACTTAAGCTCAGTCGATTTAATGACATATTTCTGGCCCTTCCAAACTAAATAATTTTCATTAATCAAACTATCAAATATATCCGCGTTAACATTAGTTTTATAAGCAGTGAGAGATATGGATCGCTCATTATTTTGTTCATATTCATATTTAAAGGAACCAAAGTCAAAGTCATTAACAATTTCCGAAAATGTCCCTTCTCTATTCATAAATATTAGATTTTCCAATATTCTCACCTACCTATAGATGTAATTAAATATAAATTCTGTTTTAGGACTATTGGATATATTGTGACCTCTAATTAAAATTTCATTCCAACCCGGCGCTAAAGTAATAAAATCATAATTTGTGTCTTTACCAACTCTTTTATTATTAATATAAGGATGCACTCCTATAATAGAAACCGTATTACGCTTTTTGAGCGGTTTTTTATATTCAAATATATCATTTGTGGTTAGATTAACGATTTCAAATCCATAAGGTGCTGTAAGTGTGCAATTAATATTTAATTTGTGTCTTAATAAAGGGTTAATAGTATCTTTAGAACCGTTAAATATTTTAAAGTAACGAATATTGTGTTTATATTTAACTTCATCACTTCCTATAACACCTTGTTCAAATTGCCAACTTTCATCAGTCCAACTAAATTCAGAAGTATCTTTTAATGATTCTGCATATCCTTTGTAGACAGAATAAGTCACCTCAATAAGTCCGAATTGACTTGTTAAGTTTTCATTACTGGCACCCTCTGGTATAACTGCATACTTTTTACCTGGCATATCTGAATGCCATACGAAATAAGGATCTCTCCTATTTATCAATTGACGTAACTTTTCTTTTGCTAATCTATATTCTTTATAATCCATGCCTTTATATGAAAATCTCAGTATCAAATTAAAAGGACCGAAATTCATCGGTCCTTGTAAAACGCCATCGCTACCATTAACTTCAATCTGATTAGACTTTCTATCTAAATCCTCTTCTTCAAATTCTAGAAACTTAAGATGAGGAATATCCGTTAGTGTTTCTTCGAAATGATCGTTAAATATTTTTACTTTTTTATTTTCCAATTTATAAACCTCCCTGGCTATAAGCAGCGAGTCTTAACCTTGAACCTTGTGCCTGACTTACATCGCGTTCTGAAAAACCTTTCGGTTGTTTTTCAATAGTTTCATTACTTCGTGCTATTTCCATTAACACGTTTATTTGTTTCTGTTGATTTTCTATCATTTGTAGTAGTAATTCTGCGTTATCAACTGTATTACTAGTAACACTAGGTGTACGTAATTGGTTAGGTCGTTTATTTCTGTTATTTCCACTAATTTTACTCGCAGCAAGATGTAACAATTTCATCGCATCTGATTGTCTGCTTGGATCTGTAGGGATTACAATTTCTGGATAACCCCCTTCAGCAAGTTGATACATTCCCGATGTATTAATAACTCCGCCTGTAGCATAAGCAAAGTCACCAGCTCGTTTAAATGCGCTTCTCCAACTTCCCATAATAGGAACCCATTTACCTACAATGTAACGCATAGCAGATATAGCTTCGTCAGTTGGGTTTAAGATGTTTCCGTGCCCTGGTTTAGCATATGCTCTAAAAGATGACCCAATCATTTGGAACATACCTTTAGAAGGGTCCCCCATTCTAGCATTAACGTCCCAGTTGTTAACTGCATCGGCTTGGAAGTTAGATTCACGTTTCGCAACTCTCATCATCTGTTCAGTGATATAAGATGACTTGTAGCGACCACCTAAGATTGCTTGTGCTCTTTGAATTGCTCTACGTGCGTTTGCAGAACCACTACCACCAACTTTTCCGCCACCGCCATGACCTTTAAGCCATTTAGCAGGGTTTACTGTACCTCTGTTTGTGATAACATCATGACGCCCTCTTTCAACTTGGAAGTGTACGTGAGGACCATTAGTCCAGTGACCAGAATTACCTGTTTTAGCCATTGGTTCTCCAGCTTTAATCTTACCTTGTTTTAATATTTTAGATAAGTGCATAAAGAACAATGTAAACTGACCTGTTAAAAGTCTTGCAACAAGTCCCCCGCCAAAGTTATGAATAGCTTTTACATTACCATCATTGGTAGCATTAATCGTTGTACCATATGGAGCGCCATAGTCAATACCAAAGTGAGCGCCGCCATTATAACCATAACCAGGAGCGCCACCATTAGGATAATATCCTGTGGTAATTGGGAACTTAGTGAATGAAGAACCATCTCCACCGCCTGCAGAGTCTAAACCTTCATTAAAGAAATCTTTGATACCATTTTTAAGTTTTTTAATCATAGCTGTCATTAAATCAAATGGTAATGGCGCATTTTTCATAAAGTCTAGGTTGAATCCAACTTTCTCAAAAACTTTATTTACTAATTTCATAGGATGACCTACATAATCAAATACATCTCCAATACCTTTAATAACAGTATCAGATACATCTTTAGCTTTATCAAGCGCTTTTGTGCCTACGTCTTTTGCTTTATCAAATGTAGTACCACCTATGTCTTTTGCTTTACCACCAATGTCTTTTACTTTATTAACATCATTTTTTACACCAGAGCTAATAACATCTAATATACCGTCTTTCTTTTTAGTACCTTTACTAAATTTAGGTAGTTTTTTCTTCTTAGTGTCATATCCTGAATTAGATAAAATAGCATGTGTTTGGGCGCCATTATAAACTTCTGATTTCTTAGGTAAGAATGTTAAAGTATCTTTATTAGGAGTTAAAGCTAGTTTTCCATTAGGGTAACGAATCATTTCATTTCTGAATCCATTAGGACCATTACCTTTACCTTTGTCCCCTACTGTTGCCATTGTACCTTTATTGATTTTACCGTTGGTAATATAACTTTGTGTATGCGTAGATTGAGTACCTGTAGATAATTTAATCTTAGGTATTTTATCCATACCTAATTTATCTGCGACCCAGTTAACACCTTTGATTAATCCATTAAGGCCTTTTTTAACGCCTTTAACCATTCCGCCAAAAAGATTCCCAATTTTACCGGTAACTGTTTTGATACCGTCTCTCATTTTATTCATGGTGCCCATAACTTTCGATTTCATGCCATTTACTATAGATACAGTAGTACTTTTAATTCCATTCCATTTCTTGCTCATGAAGCCACCTACAGCATTCATGGTGTTATGAGTACCTTTTTTAAGTGATCCCCAAGCACCTTTGACGCCTGACCATAGAGTTTTCGCTTTATTAACAGTACCTTTTTTAATACTGTTCCATTTAGAACTCATGAAACTGCCAACTGCTTTAAATATGCCAATTGTACCTTTTTTGAGTGCATTCCATGTATTTTTAACTCCAGACCATAATGCTTTTGCTTTATTCACTACTGATTTTTTTATAGCCGTCCAGATTTTAACTGCGGCATTCTTTACAGCATTAAATATTACAACAATACCTTTTTTTAATGCGTTAAATACAGATAGAACACCTTTGCGCAAAGCTCGAACGATTCCTAACACACCATTTTTTAATGCAGTCCACACTTTAATAGAGAAACTCTTAATAGCATTAAATATCGTAACTACAATGCGTTTAATAAGGTTAATATTAAATCTTACTTGCGCAACATATGCTTTAATAATTGCTATAACACCGTTCTTTAAGGCGGTCCAGATTTTAATAGCACTATTCTTCATAGCGTTCCAGATAGTCGACAAAATAGTTTTTAATGTTCTAATAGGGTGTAATATAGCAAGTTTAATTCCATTCCATGTAGCTACAGCAACGGTTTTAATTCCGTTCCATACTGTAATTGTTGAAGCTTTTATAACATTCCAAATAGCGACTATATGAGTCTTAATAAATCCAAATATGGCTACCGCTGCATTTTTAATAGCAGTCCAAGCAGTAATCACACTATTTCTAAAAGAGCTATTTGTTTTCCATAAATGAATAAGTCCAGCTACTAATAATCCGATGGCTGTAATAACTATACCGACAGGCCCAGTCATAAATCTTATAGCTAATCCTAAACCTTTAGTTGCTAAAGTTGCACCTTTAGTAACTGTAGTCCAAGCTGTTGTTGCAGCTGCAGCAATTTTAGTTTTCATAGCCTGTATTGTCTGAGAAGTGGTTAATGCAGCCACCGCATATCTATAACCATTTGCGATACCACGAGCAGTGGCAGTAACGCCATTCCAAATACCAGTCGCTGCTGCACTGGTTTTAGATAAAAATGATAGTGTTCTCATACTCGTCATTAAAGAGCCTAATACTGTTATAGCAGTGCCAATTGTTGATGCCATAACGCCAAAGACCATTAGTAGTGGACCAATAGCTGCGGCGAGTAATCCTACAACTGCAATCGTTTTTTGAACGCCAGTAGGTAAATTAGAAAACTTATTCGCTAATGATGTGATCCATTTAGCAGCTTTATATAACATTGGGGCTAATGCATCACCTAATGAAATCGCTAAACTTTCAATTGCCGATTTCATTTTACGCATTGCGCCACCAATACCGCCTTCCATTTCTTTAGCCATTCTTTTTGAAGCACCTTTAGAGCCGTCTATGGATTTAGTTAGCTTTTTATAATCTTCGTCTGATGCATTGATAACTGCTAATGCACCACTCATGGCCTCTTTACCAAATATTGTACTAGCTGCGGCTGCTTGTTGGTCTTTAGATAGACCGCCCATTTTACCTCTAAGTTGATCTAAAACATCTCTCATAGGTAACATTTCACCGTTGCTATCAGTAATAGATATTCCTAGTTTATCCATTTCGTCTTTCATTGCTTTTGTTGGTTTAGATAGGTTGGTAAACATTGTTCTTAATGCTGTGCCGGCTTTTTCACCTTTTATCCCAGCATTAGACATCAAACCAATAGCTATTGATGTATCTTCTACCGTGTAACCTAACGCACCAGCAACTGGAGCAGCATATTTAAACGCATCACCTAAACCACGTACATCAGTATTAGCTTTTGAACTCGTTTGAGCCAAAACATCAGCAAAGTGGGTACTATCTTTAGCTTTCATACCAAATGCAGTTAGGTTATCAGTTACAATATCAGATACGCTTGCTAAATCTTCACCAGATGCAGCAGCTAAATCCATTACACCACCAACACCTTTTAGCATATCTTTGGTGTCCCAACCAGCAAGCGCCATGTAGTTCATTGCTTCAGCAGATTCAGAGGCCGTGAATTTAGTATCTCGGCCCATTTGAAGTGCTTTTGTTCTAAGTTGGTTAAACTCATCGCCAGTAGCACCAGATGTGGCTTTTACTTTGCGCATAGTATCATCGAAGTCTATACTTTTCTTCATCGCAGCACCAAAACCTGCCACAATTGGTGCGGTAACGTGTAAACTCATGTTACGCCCAACCGACTTCATTGAGTCACCAATAGATTTTATCTTAGGTCCTATTTCAGAAAATGTTTGCCCAAGTCTACCGACAGACGATTTACTTACTGCAATCATTTCTCTATATTTATCTCGCGTTTGGTCGAGTTCGTTTTGTAAATAATTAAGATTGTCAGCTTGTCGACTATATTCCTGCCTTAATTGAGCAGCTTTTTTGCTATTCACACCAGATGCTCTTGCTGCTTCTTGGTATTTTGCTTTCAACGCTGCAACGTTAGCTTTAGATTCTTTGACTGCTTGCGATAATTCTCTAGTTCTTAACTTATATGAATTTAAACTTTTTTCGGAATACTTAAAGTTGTTGTTAGATAGTTTTAAGTCAGCGTTTAATCCTTTGAAACTACGTTTTATTTCCGAAATACTACGTTGAACGCCCATATCTTTCATAGATAGGTCAATCTGCAACCCTTTTATTCTTTCTGGCATCACTCCACCTCCTTACTTATAAAATGTATTACATGAACGCGTCGATCATACTGTTTGTTTTCTTGACGTTTTTCTTATTACTTTCGTCAACTAACTCCATGAAAAAAGCAAAAGGCATATCTAAAATATCGTTAATATCCTTACCGCCTTCTTCCATCATTTTCAACATTAACTTCTTCATATTTTCCTTATGTTCTTTATAATTGATAGGTTTTAAATCATTTTGGCTAGTTGCTTTTTTCTTTCTTCATCCATTTGACCTTGTGCAATAAATTGAATTTGTTGTTGTAACTCTTCTACAGCATCTGGTGCATGCAATCTGTCTAGTAAATCATCTTTTGTAAATTGATTGTTGTAAATATCAACTACCATGTCTAACATTTGATCGATATTTTCTTGCGCAGAAGTGTTCTCATCTGATGCACCGTCCATTAAATCAGCTGCATCATAGATTTTACGAAAAGGAATTTGTGTAGGTGTAATATAAGTGTCGAATTTTGCGTTACCTTCTGAATCAGTTACTGCGTTACCCTTTTTATCGATTTGAATTAATTTAATAAAATTACGTTTAGCCATATTTTAATTGCTCCTTTAATTTTGATTTTTATTTGCAAATAAAAAGAGGACACGAAGTCCTCGATAATAGTTATTCTTCTAATTCTTTGATTAACGCTTTTCCACGTCTGTTGTTGCTTGTAGAAAGCTCTGAAATACGCTCATCAGAGATTTTTTTGTTCGCTGGTTTAGGATAAGTATCTCCAGTATCGTAAACTTTCTTCTTATCCTCTAAATCAATGAATTTGTGTAAAACTTCATACTTATTTTTAGCCATAATCAAACCTCCTGTATGTTATGCGCCTAGTTCTGATTCTGTTCCACTAGATTCTTTTGGATCACTGCTTGGTGCAGATTCGCCAAAAACAGCCTCCCAAATAGCGTCTTTCATAACGGATGTACCTTTAGCATCGTGACCTAATAACATTGCTTTTTCTTCTTCGAAGCCTTTAACTTTAGCTTGCATGAATTCAGCAGTAGTAGAGTCAGAACTGAATTCTACGCCATCTTCTTTTGTATTACCTTCTAATTCAGGGAATGTGAATAATCCTTTAGGTAATCCCACATACTCGCGTGAACCATCTTCCATAGTTTTCGCAAACATAACAGCTACATATGGTGGTGTATCGTTACCAACTGACACGATGCCGTCCTCTGATTTTTCTAATCCGAACAATGCAACTCTGTCCTCTAATGGTAACTTATGGAAACCAGCTTCTACTTCGATTGTTCCGTTAGCAACTGCCATTTCTGCTACTTGGTTATCACCATATGCTTTTTCGATGTCTTGATCTTTGGATACTGAAATTTCTTGTAAATATTTAATGCGTTCTGGATCAGCAACTTTTTGAACGCCACCTTCACCATGCACTTTATAATAAAATTCTGTTAACCCTGTAAATGAACGATAGTTTTTCTCTGCCATATTAAAACACTCCTAAATTTTAAAATATTGTTTATTAAAAAAGACCTTTTTAATAAAGGTCTCATTTTTCGATATATGAATAATTGTTGATTATTCCTGTTATCACTTCTCTTGATACATTAAATTGTTCTGCTAAGTCTTTTTGCAATATGCCACCATTTTTATATAATCTTCTTACTTCAGTTGCATCTTCAAACGACATATTCCTTCTACTTTTTCCAACTTTACCTGCTATATTTTTTGTAATTTTTCTATTACCTTCCATACGCCCTTTTCCCCAAGAATGTAAAGTGTTTTCTGAATAAGTACACCATTCTAAATTCTCCAAACTATTATCGCTTATTATTGAATTTTTGTGATTGACACAAGGTTTATTTTCTGGGTTTTCCAAGAACGCTTTGGCAACTATCCTATGAATCAAGGGATATTTACCATTAATAGATACAGCATAGTAACCATTAGTACATTTTCTAGGTTTTATTTTTTTCCATTTCTGATTACTTAATCTATACGAAAATACTTCCCCTAGACTATTTACGTAATAATTCTTTTTGGCACTTCTATCAAACAAAACCAAATCTTCAAATAATAAATCCAAATTAACACCACCGTTATACGAGTGATTGCTTTACTTCAAATCTTTTAATTTGTCTGTAAATATTAAAATCTTTTATATATTCAGGCTTTATAGCTCCGCCAGTGTCATATACATTTATCGTTCGTAAAACCTTAGCTATCTCAAAAGTTATTTTTTTAGCTGTTAATCTTCCATTGATGTTTTTTTGTTGCTTCACAAACACGTCTATTTGATACAAATCTTCAAAGGCTATAGGGAAATCATCTCCGTAAGTTATAGGGGTGTCTTGGCCTAATGGATCTATGACAATCACTACATCTTTAATTTCTTGTGCGTTTGGATAATCAAAGAATTTAATATTGTTCTTTTGAACATGATTCATAATTTCTTTGTTATCTATAATCGCTTCGTATATTTTCATTGTGATGTCATCCAATAAATTACACCCTCTTTCTCATTTCTTCTTTTACTGTTCTGAAATACGTTTCTCTGCCTTCACGCATAGCGTTTTCAATAACACCTTTACCAGCTGTATTAACCCACTTTCCAGAACGATCAAAGTGACCATATTCATTTAGGTGGATAATACGATAACGTTGTTTAGGACCTCGCCAATGAATTTTAACGGTTCTTACACCGCTTATCGTCATAGGTTTTGAAAGCGTAGTTTCTTCTACCGATTCTCCAGTGTCTTTAAAAGTTTTCATATTACTTTTGATAATACTTACAACCTTGTTTCCACCTTTAGTTAATGCATAATCAGTGATACGCTTTGTTGCTGATTTTCCATAATGCTTTTCTAAATAGGCAATTATTTCTTTATCGCCTTTCATTGTTATAGTCATTCTTCTTCACCCACCACTTTAATGTAATTAGGCGTCTTAGAAGGTGCTACATTTTTGATATTAAAAAACAACCCCGCATACATACCATTTTTTATCTCAAATACGTGTTTTGGATTTGGTAGAAATTGAGGTTGTGCGTCTCTAATATTTAATGTAACTGACCTTTTACTAAGTTCTAAATTACCTAACTGTACATCTTTTTGTGTTGGCTCATACATTCCAGCAAAACAACTGTATATTTCTTTCTGTTCATTCATACCTGCCTCTGGTCCATCATTCACAACTTCATAAAAAGTAACTCTGTAATCTAATTGGTTAAGATTCATCGGCTATCACCTCGATGTTATCTTTTCGCCACTTAACCAGATTACTTCTTAGTGTTTGTATAAGTTTCATTGATGATGCAGGCACATCAAATGATTGTTCATTAGATGTGATTGAACGATTATCGTAGTGGTGAGCAATAATATTTAAGACCGCTAAATTGAATATAGGATTATTGTTGTAGAATTTATCATCTTCTTCATCTAAAGAAACAGCAGTCTTAACTTCAATGATTGCTCCAGGTAAATAAACTTCCATAATTAAATCATCGTCAAAATCATGGTCGACGCGTATCGCTTGTTTAATAGATTCAACGTTATCTATTTCTAACATTGAAATCACCTACTTTGCTTATGCTCCTAAATCTCCGCTAGGTGCTGCTTCATCTTCAAATGTTACAAAGAAACCAGCATTTTTATCAGCTTGTTTAACATCGAAACGGAAAGCACCCATCAAGTATTTACCGTATATTTCATTTTCAATCCATTGAACAGAAACGTCTGTACGGTCTGCAAATAACACACCACGTTTTACATCACCAATAAATGCTAGTGCATCTCCATTTTTACCTAACAAGTCATCACGCACAACTGTTACATTCATGCCTAACACGGTGTTACCTGCAGTGTTGATGATACTGTCTTGTAGTAAATAGCGACCGTTACCATCTTTTAATGTATCAAGTTTTTGATAGAAACTTTGAGTACAGATAATTTGACGGTCATAACCTGGATCTAATTTAACGTTAATGATTTCTTTCAAATCATCTACATTAGATACAGAAGTAGGATTAAACGCCTTTAACACTCCACCAATTTTTTCATTTAATGTATTGATTTTTTGTTCCTTGATATTTTCAGATACGATTGCAGTTAAATTCGCAACAGAATCATCTAAAGCTTCTTGTGAGATTGGAATTGCTCCACGATATGTTTCAACTTCCCAATTCACTGTTTCGAATTCCGGACGAGCTAACTCAGGGTTTTTCTCTAATTCAGCCACAGTGTTGAATTTAGCGTTAGCACGTTTTAAGATCGGGTATTTCCCACTTGCAGTTGATACTGAAGTTTTTTGTACCAATTCTGATAAGTCTTGGACTGTCTTAACTTCTTTTTCAGGAATATATTTAATATCCTCTGGGATAGTTACGCCAACGTCATCAGATTTAACATTGTCACGTTTAGCCCCTTTTGATTTCATGTACTGTTCAAATGCTAGAATTTCTTCGTTTGTCTCTGGATTTTGGTTTAATTTAGCCATAGAACGTTTCGCTCCTTCTTTTTTGTCTTTTTCTTTTTTTAATTCTTCTTCTGTTGGTTCTTCTACTTTTTCAATAGTAGGTGTTTCTGGTGTTTCTTCAGGTTTGTCATCTGGTTTTGGTGCATCATCAGGTTTTTCTTCATCTGAAGTTCCTTCTGGTTCATCATCAGAAGGTTTGTTCTCTGATTCTTCTCCAGAATTACCATCTTTGTTATCTTCAACTTCTGCACCTTCATCTTTAGGTGGTTCATCTTGTTTAGGTGCTGACTCTTCAATTTCTTTTGAAAGCTGTTCGAGTTCTTCGTACTCTTTCTTTTGAGCATCAATATCAGCTTTTAAATTACGAGCAGTTTCGAGGTCGCCTTTTTCGACTGCTTCTTGCGCTTTAGAAATCAGATTAGCGATTTCTTTTTTGCGCTCATCTAAATTAGCCATGTATAAGCCTCCTTATTAAATTTGGGTATAAAAAATAGCCTTACGTTTCAAAACGTAGGCTTTCTAAATCCAATGCTATCTTCATTTGTTCCAACTGTTTGAATTTCTTTAAGTCTTTCGCACGTTGACCGACTTCAACCGATGTATCTTTGTAGGCTGGCACTGTAACAATACTAACCTCAATCAATTCATCGATTTTATTTATGGTTTGAACGTACTCATTATCTATGTTTTGCCACGTACGAGCTGTTGAGTCATTAGGCGGCAATGTGTAGAAGAAACTACATTGGTTTACGTTACCCGCTTTAATATTCTCATAAATATCTCTTGCGTATGATGTATTAGGTAAGTGGCATTTAAAGTATAGCCCTTTTTCATCCACCTGTAGCTCAAGCGTTCCTGCTTGTGTGCGTCCTATAACATAACTAAAATCATGATTGATTAGACATTTCACATCACTTACATCTACATCATTTAAAGCATTAGGCGCTACAATTTCTCTGAACCCACCCAAATCATCACTCATTGAATTAAAGATAATTGCATACCCCTCAATAACCATGTCTTGCTGTCCTGTGTCAACGTTACTATTCGCCATACTCATCACCTCCCTTAATGGAGTTCTTTTCGACTTCTTTGTCAATTTTCGATTTTTGGTAATTTTCTAAAGTGTTAAGTGGTGCTCTGTTAAGGTCAACCAATGGTTGCTCGCCATGTTCAATAGGTTGATAACCAAATACACTTCTAGCTTCGTCTGTTGAAATAATTCCTTTACTATGCAATTCGGTAATACGTTGTAATTGTAGCTCTGGATCAATGTCGATGAGACGTGATGAGTCGAACTCTAATTCATATCCAGAATCGATAAACTTGAATATCTTCGTCTCAAGCTCTGCAATCATCATTTTGAATATTGGGTCTAATGTACTTTGCAAATACTCTAGGTTAGCTTGTGTAATAGATGTGTTGACTGTTTCAATACCTAACTTCGATACTGGTAAACCAAACGCTTTAGCAACTTGAGATGTACTGAACTTATAACTATTTAAGAAGTTCAATACTTCGGTAGGAATTTGCAACCTGCTGAATTCCATTGTGTCGTCGATAGCAACTAAGCCACCATTGTTTTTTAATTGGCTTTCTGAGAAATTCTTTTTCAAATCTCTTAATTGTTCAGCATTGATTTGCCCTTTTCTATACTTCAATACTGATGTCGAAGTCCCACCATTATCGAAGAAGTTACGTAAGAAACTCTTAGAGCCTTGAGAAATACCAATCTCATGTGCTAGTGCATATAAAGGACTATATCCTACATATCCATCTAATGTGATATATCTGAAATGTAATATATCATCGCTTGTTATCTTAACGGCATTACCTTCCACATCTTCACTTACGTTGTAAATAATTTCGCCGTCTTTTTCCTCAATTCCTACTAAGTCGTTATGTAAGAAGTGGAATCCAACAGGAAAATCATTTTTGCCACGCACAATTTCAACAAAAGATTGACCGTTAAGCAGCATATTCGCGATGATTATAAACTTAAAGTGCCAACCCGGTAAGTCCGAATACGGATTGTTATTAAATAGATCCAGTATTTGGTCCATCACTGTATTTGTTTTGTGACCTTTAACTTTCAACTTGGTACTTGCAATGTCTGCAGATATAATACGTGTAGCAGTAAATACATCACTGTTACGTAGCGCGTTTATACCAACATAGCTTGCATGTGTGCCATGTTCTTGCCAATACAATAATCGTTCTAAATCTCTGTTCATCTTTTCTTGTTTGCTTGTAAATCCTAAATCAAGTAATGGCATCTTTAACTGTCACCCCCTTTCTGACTTATCGAGGTATTGTCATACGCTTGATTTAAAACACCTGCGAGGCCTATGAGCAACAACCCACCAATAATATAAGCTAATGGCTTCCAAAGTATAAATAAGCCATAGAATAGACCTATTAAGCCCACAACGAATAATAGTATTACTACAAGTGCATATAAGAATTTTTTCATCATCACACCTCCTATAAGAATAATGGCATTAACGTTTCTGTGTCCCATTCATGTTCACAAGCCATTACATAAGCAAATATAGTCGCCATAAGTGGATCAATTTTTTCTCTATTCATTTTCTTTTCAATCATTAATGAATCGTTAGTATCTTTAGCCACTGCATTTTTGATTGCAATGTCTAGTAATGGATTTTTGTGATGTTTAATGTCACCATTAATTACTTTCAATCTGAAATCTAGTATTGGATTAGATAACGTTTGTGGACCTTGTCTGATTTCTACCAAATTATAAGGCCAATCTCTACGTTCAATCTCTGCAATAACGCCATGTATTGAGTAAGGATCATAACATAATGCTTGTACATCTAGTTTATATTTGTCGATATAATCTTCGATGTAATTCAAAACTTGGTCAGTATTGATAATTCCACTTTGTAAATCGGTAATCGTACAATAACCACTTTCTGCAAGTTGTCTATAATCGATGAAGTCTCTGTCAATCTTGCCATCTAATCCACCTTTGGTAGCAACGAAAGAATGGCTAGTTACATAATACTCTTGATTATCTTCATCAAGATGAACAAACGATACTGCGGTTAAGTCGTCAGCACGCGATAAGTCTAAACCGATATAAGTTTTAGAGCCATTTATATCAAAGTCTATTTCATTTTTCTTCCAATCATTGAAATCTAAATAAGATTCTGTGCTTGCTGCACGCCACATATTGAAATTCTTTATTAATATCCCATTTAATCCTGAACCACTATCAATTGCAGTTTTAACTTCGGGTTGAATATTCTTAGTTAACAATTGCGCCATTTCTGGCAACTCCATAAGTGGATTGGATTTAATCCAAGTTTTAACGTCATATACTTCTTTCTCATCATCTTGTTCAGCACAGAAAACAAAGTAGTTTTCATTTTTTGCTACACCATCAAGTATCTTATCTATATATAAATACTCTTCATACATTGGGCCATTCAGATTAGTACCAGCAGTTGAAATAATAATTAATATAGGATTGTGCAGTAGCACTTGCCCTCGTCTTAACGTTTCATAAATCTTTTTATCTTTAGCTTCATGATATTCATCGATGATTGCGTAGCTAAACTGATGACCTTCTAAATTTGCAGCTTCATTTGAAACGGCTTTAACTTTACTTCGATCATTAATATTCAATATTTCTTTTGCACTTGGCGTTATCTTAGTCATCGATTTAACCTTAGGAGAAACGCTTCTAATAGTTTTCAGTTGTGCCAATGTCATATCGTATGCTATACCAGCTTGGTCTCTTGAATTGGCGCTCAAACCAATCAACCGTTCATTCAACGGATCTTTACCCATCAATAAATCGTACAATGCCATTCCAGAGATCAATAATGTTTTACCATTTTTTCTGCTCATTGATATATAGGCTTTTGTAAATCTTTTGTACCCATGTCTGTCGTACCAACCATTTAAGCTACCAGCAATGAATTTTTGAAAACCGCCTAACGATAATTGTTTACCAGTTTTAGGATCTGGCAACATTTCAAGAAACTTAATAATGTGATTAGCTTTCTTTACATCAAAATGATAAGGGAGTTCCGAATCGTTCAAGTTATCTAAATGGCGTTGACAGGCTTTCACGTTTTTTTTACTAGCTATAATATCGCCATTAACTACTTTTTTTGCATATTCTGTAACATAATCCCTAATCTTTGCCATTCATTAAGTCCTCAAATTCATCTTTCTTTTCTTTCTTGGTATCTGGCGACAATATTTTTAAACGTGATTCGACTGTCAACCCTAATTTAGGACAAATAGAGTTCATAGCATTTACGCTATCTCTTTGTACTGTGTAATAACTAGATAATTTCGTTCCTCTTTCGGTTTCGACGACCATACCCTCTTTTTCTAATTGGATCGTGGCGTTCTTGTAATTGCTATACGTTTGACAATAGGTGGCTAATAACCCCATATCTAAAGCTGCTATTGGTAGTTCTTGAATCAAAGGTAATATGCGATGCCATTCTTGTATTGCATCTTTATCAAGCCATTCAGGAGGGTTTTCATCTATCTCAGTGAGTTGCGCCATCGCTTTTTCTGCATTTTCTTTATTTTCTTGTTGTTCGACTGTTAAATTACCTTTTTGTTGAGATAATAATTTTCTTGGCGGCATTTTCGTCCTCCTTTCTAAGTCATTTAATGTAAAGTAAAAATACTTTACGAATATTTAAGATTTCATTTAGAAATTTATTGAAAGTTAAGTGCGGCTCGTTTAATCTTTAAATAAATAAAGTATGGGGATTATCGAAGCCCCGCAAAAAAATAATTTAAAAAAATAAAACTCTAAAAAAATTATCCACCGTGAATTTTATTATGGCAGCTAAAACACACTGCCTCTAAATTATCCATATCCAGTCTTTTCGACCAGTCCCGTTTTAATTCAATCTTATGGTGAACAATCAAATCTTTGTCATTCACTATTCCTTTACTTAAACAATGTTGACACAAGTAGTTATCACGTAATAATACTTGTTTACGCAACTTACGCCACTGTGTACTGTTGTAGAACGCTGTATACTCCCTATTGTGCCTATTGTGTCTAACCTCTTGGTTATACCTTTGTGTATTGGCTTTCCTATAGTCTTGTAGCTCGCTTTGACTATAAGTTCTATTTCCTAATCTAACTTTTGGAACTTTGAAATTACTCAAATTCATTTCAACTTCTTTCAATTAACTTTTGTTCTTTCATTTCTTAACAAAGAAACTCAAATCAATTTAAGAATAAAAGAAAAGACAAAATGAAATAAGAAATTATAATCTCAAATCATTTTGTCTTTAACTTTAGAAATTGTTAAACAACAAATAATATTAACAACAAACAAACTTTAATTTTTATTTATTATTTAATGTTTCTATTAATCTCTTAAACTAATGAAACCTTTTGATATATAAATGAATGTTTATTGTTATGTATTTCACACACTAAAGTGATGACCTAAAAGTATGTGACCTTAAATAGTAACACCTTCAAACCCCACCTTAAATAAGTAGTGTCCTTTAATATGTGCGTCCTTATTCTGTGGGTAGTTAAGATAGGTGCATACAAAAAGACACGCTACAAAAGTAACGTGCCTCAAGAATATAGTGTTGGATCACATATCCACTGAACAACAGCTCCACATCTAAAGATGCTATCCAGTTTTCCTATGCGTATATTATATAATGTATTAGCGTTAAACTCATAATATAGTTCGATGCGTTCGATTGGTTCGATTAGTTCGATGCGTATCCTAATCGTAATATCCTTTCTGTGCATCCATATATACGTTTACTATTTCATTTAAACAACCATAGAATGTTGATTTACTTTTTATTTCCATTAAGTCCATAACAGTTTTAAGTTTCGTACCTAACTTAATCATCTGCAATATATGAAAGTTCATCTCGTTAGTTATGTACTCCTCATACTTATCAATAAACTCAATCTTCTCTATGAGTTTTAAATTACGTCTCCACGCTTTATTTCTATTCATAACCTTCAAGAACACTTTATCGCCTGCTTGTCCTTTAGCTTTAGGCATAACAGATTCGATACCATATTGTGCAACTGATGTACTATCCACGTCATAAATTTGTGATGTTATAATGTTGGTCATCCACTTATAGTTATATATCATTTCTTTCACTTCTTCTCGTGTGTACAAGTGATTACCTCCTTAGGTTTTAGAAAATTCATATAAAGCTGATTCAATTTTATAGATTAAAATCAATTCTTTTATCGTCAATCTAACGTTTAGAATTTTCTTTTTATAGATGGCGTTTATGAGACATAATGCAGTTTCATCAATATTACTCATTACATTACCTCCATTACTTATTATTGATCAAAAGGTGTGCGTTCCACTTTGATAATTTCTATGGCTTGTTCTTCTGTAAAACCTTGTTGTCTTAAACTTGTTAATCTCTCGTGCTGATATTCAGATTTCATCTTAGCAACTTCAAGTATTAAAGGTAACATTGATTTCAATTCATACATTTGATTTTGAATATTAATACCTTCTTTTTTACTACCGTCAAGATTAAATATATTATCCATTACATTACCTCCATTACTTAAACTGTTTCTTTGCTCTTTGTATTTCAAACTCCACATCTTCTATATCGCAATCTCTCACGTACTTAGTAAACAGATACACATTCGTATATCTCTGTGCGTCTAACTCCTGACGTAACACTGTATTGTTACCTATTGCTATGAGTAGAAGTATGCCGAGTATAATGGTTAATGCTATCCACATCACTTATGTTCCCCCTTACTCTTTATACATATACATACTAGATACATAACTGGAATAATCACTATCCACCAAGTCATTTAAATACCTCTTTCCATAATTCATTTAAATGAACGTGATCCTTCTCGTCGAAGTCCTTAGGTACTTCCACCTCATCATTTGCAGTCAACTTATAATTAATTTCTCTACCAATCCATTTACCTAACTCATACATAGCGATAGTAAACCAAATTTTTAATATGCGTTTAATCATTCCGTTCACTCCTTACCTAGTACTCTTTTAATCTCTGCTACTATATCTTTATTCTCCTGTGCTTCCATATGCACCTCTGTCGCTTTCATTTTCAAACCAATCAACCTGTTTGGGTGTAGGATATACAACTGGCGCTACAACTAATTGCGCTAATCTTTCTCCTTTTTCTACTGTGATATCTTCATCACCTATATTGTCTGTGATGATACCTACTTCTTTGTGGTACGTTTGGTCTATTGTTCCTAGTGCTACACGCAATTTAGTTTTAAGTGATTTACCAGATCTAGGTCTTACTTGTGCCTCATACCCATAAGGCAGATTAATTGCTATATCTGTTTTAACTACTTTAGTTGCGTGTGCAGGAATATTAATCGTTTCTGATACATATAAATCCAGTCCACTATCTGTAGAATTTGCTCTCTTCGGCATAGTCGCATTCTCTGATAACAATTTAATTTCTAATGTATTTGTCATTTATTGTTCCTCCTTAAAATCTTCTATTGTTTCTTTTATATTATCTATGAAATCGTCTATACTTTTTCTTATATCTTTACCACTGCAATTGTTAGGATCTTTCATAGTTTCGTGTCGCAAATTTACCAATCTCACTAAAACCATACCAAACATTTCGTTTAAACTATCTATTTTACTTGCTGCCTTCGCGTCTTTATTCACTTCTCTATGAAACCCAACATCTTCTAACAAATCTTCGTCGTTTATCTCTATCTTTAAATTTAATTTCAAAACATTACACTCCTATACTTTTTACAATGTATTTCTAATTGATCTATTGCACTCATATTTGTTTATACATCATAGTCTTTAAACTCTTTAAATTTTCACATCACTACCACGCTCCAAATCGTTCATTTTAGTTTTTACAACTTTAAATGCAGTTGATAAGTTTTCAAAGTATTCAAATTGTTGTGGACTTTGTGCATAATATTTTCTATCACTAAAAGTCTCATTTCTGTCTAATACGTATTCCTTTAACTTATCCCACGCCTCTGCCTTCCTTTTCACTTCTGCCATATCATTGATGAGTTCATCACGTTGCTTCTTGTAAGCGTCACGTTCTCTTTTTGCTTTTTTCAATCTAGCGTCCATAACACTAGATACAAACTTAGCTTCTGCGTTCACTTCAAACACTCCCTTAATATCATGCGTTCATCTTCTCGTATTCGTCTGCCCACATATACATCAATCCGTCACTTACATGTTTTCGATTACACTTCCTTGCAATGTTGCGTCTGTCTATGAACAATATTTTTTGAGCTTCTACTGTACTTGCGAATTCTTCAACAATTTGGTTGTTGTTATCGACAAGATATACTGACTTAGATATGCCTTTATTTCTGCGATACACTCTATATTTTTGCAATGTAGATTGGAATAAGTTATCTGCCGTAAGATTGTTATACCTACTGTCCTTAGGGTACGCATGTAATCCATTTCTCAAATTACCGATAAATGTTTCATAAACAATATCTGCTGCACGATACTTCTTATTCTTATAAATAACTGTGGAAATACCGTTACAACCATTCGCAAATTTATATTTACCATCAGGCCTTTTCATTCTGCCTAAGTTGCTTACATATAAGTCGTACTTATCGCTGTACTTCCAAATTTCATCTTTTGCTACAACTCTTTCGTTAAACTCCTGTTTCTTATTCACTCTTGGCATTGCGTCGGTAAAGAAGCACTTTAATTTATCGTTATATGTGCCACGTTCTTTTTGATACCACAGTGTGTTGAGTGGAATACCTGTAACGTTGTGCAAATGAGTTAAGGCTGTCTTAGTCACTGTGTGAGTAAATGGCTCGTACATATACACCATGCTTACCCCTCCCACTTCTCAAATGCTCTGTTTAGATACCAACGCGCCTTGTCTAAATCTTCTTTTCCGTTCTTACGATTAGCTCGACTGATATACTTAATTGCGTTACCAATAGCAAATGCTAACTCTGGTTTGTAATCTTTAGTAACCTGCTCTATGAAGTCTATGATTTCTATTTCTCCATACGTGTAATGTGACGGGTGGTTAACCTTTTCATCTAATGTCTTTTCTACTTCTTTACTAGTTGGTCTAGGCACACTGATAAAGTCATAGTTATCGTCTATTTTAATAGTGCCAATACCATCAACTTTTACTACTGCGACGTATTTTAAATAAAATACGTCTTGGTATACGTTCAATACTTGTCCATACCTTTGCTTGTTGTTGCTATCAGAAAATTTTATATATTCTCCTATACTTAAATCTCCAACACTCATGATCTAACCACCTTTCTAGGGAATATGTCATTCTCCATAAGATGCTTGCACCATTCACCACGAGGGTGTTTTTGAGGCACTGTGAATAAATGTGGTTTCTTACGTTTCAGTTCTTGTAATCTTCGTTGTTTCATTCTTTCTTTATAACTAGCGATTTCGTCCTCTTTAGGTTTTAAACTATCCCACTCACTACGTCTTACTCCAATAGGTGCTTCTATTGCATCTTCAAACTTCCAACCAGAAGCTAATCTTTGTCTTAAGATATCTGAATTGATATCTGCTTCTTTCATTTTCTCTACTACATCTGGTGTAATAGAGAAGTATTTATTTTTAACTCTCATTTTTGTTACTTCCATTTACTCCACCTCTACCAATTCAATTAATTTAAAATCTTCGCTCATTAACTCTTTTTCAGGGTTCTTACTGATTAAATCTAAAATGCGTTCCTTTTCATCACTTGCAGTAATTTGATTGTTTACCCATACTGGATATTTACATCTCACTTTGATTGTTGCTTCAACTTCAATTGTTTCTTCTCTGTTAGCCATTACTCATCACCGACCAATTCGCCATCTTTCCAGATGAGTGTCATTGTATCTCCATCTTTCAACCAAAATTCTTTGCTAAAATCATCTTTTAGTTCATTGATAGATTTTTCAACCCGTTTAACTCCACCACCATTTACAAATATTTCCAACATTTCTGGTATCTTTGTTTCTTCCGTAACTTCTTCTTCAACTTCTACTGTGAAAGTTTCATCTACAACGATTGAATACTCTATCGACACTGTTTGCACCATGTCAAAATACACAGAACCTCTGTCAATATTGCTATAAAACGCTTTTTCTTTAACACCATTCTTCCAAGCCCACTCAATCAATTCTGGTAATGTCATTTCAACTTTCTTTTTAATCTTTACCATCCTTCATCTTCTCCTTTTTACGCTTTCTGCGTACCTTAATTAATTCTTCATACGTTATCCACTCTTGCCCTGTGTATTTAGGTGCTTTACATATCCACGTGAGTGGTACTTCTCTGTTTTGATATCTGAATATCTTCGCTTTCAACTTCGCTACTTCTGTTGGCATACCTTTTACGTCTATCACTTCAAGCAGCTTGTTATTTTTCCATAATGCAAAGTCGGCTATATATTCTGTTTTACGTTGGTTATCAAACTTAGGTATCAACTCATATCTAGGTTGTAATTCTATATGATCATATTCATTTCCCAAGTTACGTTCTAAATGCTGGTAGAAGTCACATTCAATTTTGCTATCGAACACGACACCTTTATATTCAACTTTTTTAGAATTGTATTTACTCAAAGTTCCACCTCAAAATAATAATTCGTTAATTGTCATTTGTTGTTGCAGTTCTTCTTTTCTGAAAAGCTTATGTTTGCGTTTCAGTTTTTCTAGTTCATCTTTCGTTACTGTTCCTGAGAATGTGTTTCTAAAGTGTATGCCTGCATAGTTACCTAGTTTGAATGTATCTTCTCCTAACGGCGTTACGCTGCACATTTTCCAACCGTCAATCTGATATAACGTGTATTGCTTTTTAAGTCCGTCGATAAGTCCCATCTGGTTGCCTCCACTTCGTTTCATTCATGATTAATTCTTTAACGCTTTCGTAATCGTCAAAAGGTTTAATGGTGCCGGCGTCAAGCAACCTATTAATTGCCCACCCAGACTCGATTAATATTTTGGCTATGATTGGATCCTCTTTATAATCCTCTCGATACATAAAACCTAAAAGTTGCTGATACTCATAAACTTTCATCCATAAAACCTCTGCGTTTTCTTGTAGAAATCAAGGTGTGCCACCCCTGTTTCTCCGTCTTTATTTTTAGAAATAATGAATTCAATTTCCGACTTGCCTGTAATGTTGTCTTGTTGGTCTTGGTCGTAATAATCGTCACGGTATAAGAAGAAAATCATATTCGCGTCTTGCTCAATTCCTCCTGCTTCTCTTAAATCAGACATCATCGGACGCTTATCACTACGACTTTCTACACCTCTACTTAATTGAGATAGTGCGATAATGATACAACCTGTTTCTTTAGCAATAATTTTTAAATCACGAGAAATCTTTTCAACTTCTAATCGTCTATCACGTTGAGGTACATCTGATTGCATGAGTGTAAGATAATCAATAAATATAACGTGAGGCTTATCTGTTTTCTGTGAAGCAACTTCTCGAACGTCTTGTGGTGTCATTTGTGCTTGGTCCTCAATCTTTAAAGAATTGCATTTTTTAATTTGATCTATAGCAGACATTACCGATGAAACTTCATCATCATTTAATCCGTTACCTTGCTTGATTTTAGATAGTGGGATATTTGTTATCGTTGCAACTAATCTCTCAACGATATTGTTACCACCTGTCTCTAAACTGAAGAATGTTGTAGGGTAACCTCGTCTTGCAATGTTCCACATCATTGTTAATGCAAGCGATGTTTTACCAAGTGATGGTCTAGCACCCAATACATTTAGTTGACCTGGTTCAAAGCCAATGATTTTGTTGTCGATTGACTGAATACCAGTTTTAATAAATTGTTTTGGTTCATCAGATAGAATATTTTCTACAACTTCAGCTAGAAAACTATCAGTAGCGTCTGCTTTTTTTATTGTCATACCTTTTAGTTTCTCTAATTCTTCTACCAAATAATTAAAATTTTCTTTACTCGGCATTGATTGATACTCTGTGAGCTTCTCACGAGCTTGTGACAAAACATATTCTTGTAATAGGTTCAATTGGTCGTCCATAAAAAACGCCTTGTCAGTGCCGTCTGAGTTGTATAAACGACCTAATCGGTCAGTAGATATAAATTCATTATCATCACGACTTTTAAAGTAGATTTGGTTTACATCGACTTTTCCCTGCTCTAGTGCATACTCAATGAAAATTCTTAATTTTTCATCAGTAAACATTTCAGGTTTCAATCTGAATTTACTTAGTAACTCTGGGTTACGCATGAGGTTAGAAACAATCGATTCTTCAGTGCTTAATACATCAATACTCATCTTCTAACCCCCAATCTTCCTTCATCTTTTGCCATCGTTCTCTTAATTGTTGCCTTTTCTCTCTAAACTCTTTATCGTGCTGCATTCTATATTTATCAGTCTGTTCTTCTGGTATCACTGCGCTTTTCATTTCTGGTGGTTTGCGATCAATAATTTGTGCAATCGTAGGTTTATAACGACTTTCTCTAACATATTTCTTTGTTTTGTGTAGTGTTCTGTCGAAATCCCCATATTGTGTGAGTTGTTCTACCCAAAGGTTGTACTTAATTTTATTGAATTTCATATCGTAGACATTATTTATTAACTCTAATATTTCAATTGCTTCTAGTTCAGTCATTGACATAATGTCTAACCTCCTAATAATTCCTGTTTCTTCTTAGCTAGGTAATCATCTTCTTTATTGTTTCTAGGTTTAACTTTAGATATTGCTTTCTCTTTAGTATTGACACCGTCTTTATTCCAGTTTTCTAATACTTTGATAAGGTAGTTAACACCTTTGCTATTTTCTCTGCAGTAATCAGTAGCTACAGTAACGATCTCTAGTTTGTTATCTTTAAAATCCTTTATAGCTTCTTCTAGTTGTTGTGCTTTTAATGGACTTTGTATAATTTCTAAGTTATTACTAATATATTGAAATGATTTTGATGTCTCGTCTGTCACATTATTAGTGTTTTTATTATTAGTTAAATCATTATTAGTACTATTATTATTAGTAGTGTGCGATTCTCCTACGTAGGTTTTTCCTATATAGGTTTTTCCTACGTTGGAAAATCGAATGTGGTTAGGTTTTTCATAGACCGCATATTCATATTCTTTCAACCTACCTTTATCATCACGTTTTCTAGTTCGTTGAATATAACCAACTTTCTCTAATTCTTTTATGCCGGTTTTAAGACCACTAAGTCCGTCAGTTGAATGTCTAACTAATTCTGATTCGTATATTTGCCAGTCATCAGGTCGGCTTAATAAGTAAAGTAATATTCCTTTAGCTTTCCAGCTTAGGTTATCGTCATGAATAAAATTTTTGTGTACAGTTACGAAGTTCCCAGTTTCTTTGTAAACTCTAAAAACCGCCATTATTTCACTCCTTTTTGGTATAATGCTTTTGAGGTGATAAAAAACGTTTATAATTTTGAGATTTACACTAACAAAGGTGTTTATGTTACTAAATAAAAAGAGAAACAATTGAAAGAACAACCGCTATTAAACTTAGGATCAGCATCGATAGATAAATGATATGATCACGTTTTTTCATACTTTCCCCCTCCTTTAAGTATTCTATTGAGTCGTTCATCTACAGAAACCCAACTGTCATGTAATTTGTATTTCTCATTAAAACTATCCATTCCTATTTGGTGCTGCTCTTTATGATGTCTTGAACATAGCGCTAATACTTTGTTGTCTGTGTGATCTATCTTTCGTCTGTTACGTCCTCGACCTACTGCGTGATAATGTGCAAGTTCTGCTCGTGGCGTTCCACATATTACACAGTTACGATTGACTGTTGACCAATATAGAAATGCTTTATCATTTTTGAGTAAGTCACTTGTCTTATAATTAAGTGGTATATTGTTGTAAAACACCCAGTCGAGAATAACTTCTATAACTTGTTTAGCTTGTTCTCTTGTGCAATCACTCAATGAGAGACGTTTTTCATAGCCATAGAGAACTTCTACGTAATCCATGAACAAATACCTCATATAGTCGCGTGGTTGTCCTGTGTAAGCTTCTATGTCGTTACAGAGAGCAAATACTTTTCTACGCTGCTTATCTGTAATCTTGAATGGATCTACAACTCTTACATCTGCTTCTACTTCGTAACCGTTGTCTAAAAGCAATGATGTTTTGTTATCTAGTTCTATTCCTTTGATGACTACAGTCGTTGTACCGTCATCTTCTGTAATGTAGTTTTTTATTACTACCATCTAATCAGTCCAATCAGAAAGGAAGCTCCGATTCCGAAATATCATTGATACCATTATCATTTGCAAACGGGTTATTGCCTGCTGGTGCTTGTCCTCTTTGTTGTTGAGATTGACTATTTTGTTGATTACTACCTTTGCTATCTAAAAATTCAATTCTGTTAGCAATTACTCGTACTACTGAACGATTGTTACCTTCTTTATCTTGGAAACGGTCTTGCTTCAAGTTGCCTTCGATTAAAACTTTGCTTCCCTTACCGCAATAGTCGTTTAATAGTTGGGCAGTTTTGCCAAACGCTACGATGTCAAAGAATGATGTGTCATCTTTTTTGAATGGATTGTCCACTGCCATAGAGAAGTTAGTTACTTGTGTTTGTCCCGCTTGTTTAAGTTCTAAATCTTTAGTGATACGTCCTGTCAAAATTGTTAAGTTAGTCATTATTTCGCCTCCGTATATTTTTTAGCCATTGTTTGAATTTTGTTGATTGTATTGATTGCTTGTTGTTCTGACATTGACGAATAGTTTTGTATGCCAAAAGTTTGTTCTGCTTGTTGTTGAGATACTTCTTTTCCTAACGATTTCATCAAGTCGACAAATTTAAGTATTTCTTCTTTTAGAACGCCGACTGTTTGACTACTTACTTTGTTGTACTTTTCTTGCTTTTGTTTTGCGTCTGCGTCATCTTCGTCAGTCGGAATATTGAAGAATTTCATTAAGAAATAACGCTCTGCGTATGTGAGTGCTGTTCCGTGCGCTTTAGATACGTCGTCTTGTTGTCCTACTGCAAAGAAAGGAACCTCCAACACTTCTTGAGGGTTATCTGCGTTAATCCATTTATATGTGAGTTTTAATTTAACGATGTGTTCCGGCTTACCTTTTGCATTTTTAGTTTTAGTGACTTCTTCATGCTCTGTGTAAGGCACCAATAACAAGTTGTGTTCAATCATTTTGTTTCTGATTCTGTGAAGTACTTGCGATCCGCTCACATATGAATAGTTGTAACCTTTAGTGTCTTTGGTAAAGCCATCAATATTTGCCTTAACATCTGCTATTTTTTGATATAAATTAAGTTGTTCAGTCATACTCAACCTCCTCATATTCAGTTGTTTCTGTTACTTTCTTTTTAATTGCTCTGTGCTTAGTCATGTCGATACTCACATCTTCTAGTCCTGCAAATTCTCTTGCTCTCCGTCTATCTCTTGAATAAGAAGTATCTTCTTCGTTGTTAGGTTTATTAGTGATATACAGGTCGAAAGGAGCGTCTTTCAGTTTAATTAGATATGTCACTGTTTCTTTCATCAATCAAACACTCCCCTGCAATGACTTCTTTTGCTAGTTCAAATTTTTGTTGTAATTCTTCATCTGTGAAAAATTCGTAGAAATTCAGATGATTACAATTACTTTCATATTTTTGAGAATAGTGCCAAAAGGTAATACCAACTTCTCCATTATCAAAAGTATGAAATTCTGCTTTCACTTTTTCATCACTATGCAAAATCAATTTATTTAAATCATTGGCCGTTTTTAATAATTTGTGTCTCAACTTGACTACCTCCGTATATTTTGATTAAATTAAGTTGTATATTTTGATTAGATTCTGACTGTTACTTGTTGGCGCAAGTTTCAGTCTTTTTTGTTATCTCAAGCCACTTTTCCCAGAAGAATGTGCTAAAGATTAGCGTTAACATCGCAATTCCTAATACCGTTGTGAAACCACCTCCTAAAAGTAATGTGATGATCATTGAAATGAACATCGTCATATAGCTAAGTAAGTACTTCATTTATCATCCTCTTCTTTCATTTCTAAAAGTTTTTCGATATATCCTCTTTCTAATGCGAAATCAAATAACATTTGTTGAATGTGTTCAGGCATTACAATCACTCCTTGATTTGTTCTAACTGCTGTCCTTGTTCATTCTTTTTTTCGGTTTACAATAATTTGAACTCTAATCCACCAATTAAGACATATAAGTTTTTATTAATTTGTGGAAAGCGTTCAATCAAGTGGTCATAATTATCTACTAACTCATTAGATTCAAATATTGGTCGTCTATTACCTTTCTTGTCATAGTAGTAATAGATGACTTTTTCTTCTTGCATTGCTATGCCTCCTAATTTACGAATTGAAAAAGTTAATTCTTTTTTAGACCCACTACCTCCCAGTCGTCTGCTATTAAGTCTTTTGCCATTGGTTGCCACATTGGGTAGAAGTCTTTCTTTCTTGGTCTTACAACAATGTATCCATAACTATTTGTTGGTAAAAGCTCTAAGTTGTCTCCTGGTTTTCTAAATGTTTCAAATTCAGATGAGCGATAAATTGGTTTACCTCTTTCCATAGATAACTTTGTTGCCTCTTGTATATTCATAGCGACCTCCTTTAAGTTTTTTGTTCGATTGTGGGTTATGCTTCTACTAATCCTGGAATATTCCAACTTGCTTTATCTTCAAGTTCATGTGGTTTGAAATCTTTAAACGCAATCATAGTTAAAAATTGTTTAGTACGGTCATAATCAACTTTTTGAATTGCTGTGTATCTCGGAACGTTGAAATATTCTTTTAAACGTGTCCACATTGCACGAATGAATTGCCCTTTTTTCTTTTTGAATAATTCATTTTGGTACTTCATATCCACTGGAATACCGTTTTTGTAATATTCTCTTGTGAATTGGTTTGCTTTTGATTGAACAATTGACTGCAGTTCCTTTTGTTGTTCATAAGTTATAGGTACTTCTTTCTTGATTTCTTCTACCATATCTTCTACATATGACACTCGATTTTCGACACGATCTTCCATATCTAACATTCTTTCAATGATTTGTTCTAACTGTTGTCCTTGTTCGTTTGTTTGCTTAATGTGATTTTGTAAAAAGATTAATTCGTCTTTGCGTTTTGCCATTTTAATTCCTCTTTTCTGGTATAATTTGTTATTTTCTAGCGAAACGAAAATTTCTTAGTCTTTATATGGGGTGACTTTTTAGTTGCCCTATTTGATTTTGTACTTCCATTTAAATTTATTTATCTGATTTAATTTGTTTTCCGTTAATGCCGTTAAACTTTCAAATTCACTCATTACCTTTTTTAATTCCATTTGTTTATTTTCTGTCATAGCAACTAAACTTTTGAACTCATTAACTAAGCTTTTTAACTCTCTTACATTTGTATACAATTTAAAATCTTTGCTGCTATTCTTTCTTTTTCTAAACATTCAATTTCCTCCTAATTAATTACGATTCTTCCGTTTAACATTGCTTCTAAATTGGTTGTAAATTCTTTTAGTAACGCTACATTTTCTTGTAGTCTTTCTTTCGACTTAGGATTCGCTTTGATGACTGTATCTAGTCTGTATGTCTCAACCGAATTTTCTTTGATGAAGTTCTGAATACTAATTGATATCTTATGAGCGTTGATACTCGATTCACGTTCTAGCCTAGTTAATTCTTTTTCTTCGTATGCTTGTTTGGGGTCGCTAAAGCTATTTCTATATCGTTGCAATTCGTCTCTAAGTTGATTAGCATTGTTACTTTCACGTTCGAATTTTTGCTTGAATTGTTCGAGTTGTTGCTGAATTTCATCAGGTACAACCTCTTTGACAACTTCTCGCTCAACCACTTCTGGCTCTCTATTCTGCTCATCTTCGAGTTTCTTACGTGCAATTGATTCTGAACGATGCGCTTGTTCCACTTGTGATTGGAGTTGAGCGTTTTGTTCGTCACGTTGTTTGAGTTGTTTTTTTAATTCACGCAACTCTTTCTCTGTCATTTCATTAGGCGTTTTAATTTCACCCTTCGCTGTTGTGTGTTCTTTGGTACGTTCTTCTTCGGGTAAAGTCGCTATTTCATAAAGAACATTTACTCCTAAATGGTTCGTCAACGAACCATTTGAAAACTCGTCGCTAACTTTAATGAATTTAGTAGCTTGACTTCTGTTCATATTTATAGTCTTCAACCATTTAATCCATTCACCATGTGCTAAGTCGTTTTCTTTAACGTGTTTTAATCTTCGACCAATCTCGAAAATAGATTGACCAGCGATGTTTTGATAACTTTTAATTTCAGTTTCAATAGTTGTTAGGTCGTTGCTAAGTTGTAGTTCGTTCAAGTTTGTACCTCCTTGTTATCACTTAAAGTGATAATGGTATTAAATTTTTTTGGCTTTTATATAATCAACTTCAGTGTTGAATAATTTAGCCAAAGCATATAACTGTAACCCTTTTAATTCTACATCGTCTTTTTCCCATCTAATCACTGATTGTTTAGTAACCCCCAACCTATCAGCAACATCTTGTTGCGTCATATTAGAGTTAGTACGCCAAACTTTCACTGGGAACTCTTTGAATTCTTCTGGCATTTTCTTGTCACCTCCTGTGTGCATAAACAACTATACTATCACTTTAAGTAATATGTCAACACTTTAAGTAATATTTTTTTATTAAAAGTGATATTTCTTGTTGTAAAGTAATATTACTTATGGTAAATTAGTATTACATTAAGTAATACTAAAGGAGAAAAAACATGGAATACAAAAGTGCTAGAAAAATTTTATCAGAGAATTTAGAACAGCTTATGAAAGAGAAAAATGTTACTCAAATGGAATTATCCGAAGCAATAGGTGTAAGTCAATCAACTATCTCTAATTGGCTAAAAGAAATTAAATATCCAAGAATTTCTAAAGTTCAAGAATTAGCAGATTACTTTAATGTACCTAAATCTTGTATTACAGAAGATAAAAGTATTAAACAAGATACTATTGCAGCACATTTAGATGATGATTTTACGGAAGAAGAACTTCAAAAAATAAGAGATTTTGCAGAATTAGTTCGTCAGGCACGTAAAAAGGACTGATTATGTGGGGAGATATGAAGATTTATTAATTCAAAATAACCATTTACATATTTGTGACACTTTCGAATTACCGGGAATGTTTAAAGGTTTCTATGACAACGGAGTAATATTGATTGATAAAAATTTATCTGACGCAAAAAAGCTAGAGATTTTGTCAGAAGAACTAGCCCACCATGAAATCACTTACGGTAATATACTTAATGAGCAAGATATACAAAATAAAAAATACGAATTAAAAGCACGAAGATTGGCTAATGAAAAACTTATATCTCTAGAAGGTATAATCGAAGCATTTTTGCAAGACATTCATAATTTATATGAACTTGCTAATTTTTTTGAAGTTACAGAGAGTTTTGTCCTACAAAGTATTACACATTATAAACAAAAATATGGTTATTCCACTCGATATGGTAAATACGTTATTCAGTTTGAGCCATTACGAGTGTTTGAATATAAAGATATAGAATAAAGGAGAGACATATGAAAAAAGCGCTACTTTGGATATTGCTAATTTTCTCTTTGTTCACAGTTGTTGGTGGACTGTTAGTAATTATTGATCAAGGTCTCAGTTTCACTGATTTAATAATGTTATTAGTATTTCTATTAATATTTATAATGAGTCTATTTAAACTAATTAAATTAAATACAACTAAAAAGAATAAAGAGATAACAAATCAAAAAGAAGATATCCCTATTCAATTACACAAAGAGAATAAAAGATTAAACAAAGAATTAATTAAAAATAACGAAAATCTAAAAAAAGAGTTAGCTTCTCAACAAGATTATATACTTAAACTTGAAAAGGAAAACAAACAAGTCGCGACTCTAAAAGAAAATACTGAAAAGACGCAAAAAAGCATTCAAGAATTAAACGAAAAATTAAAAGTAAAAGAAAACCAAATAGATGAACTTAAATCAGAAAACAAGAAAGTAAAAGAAGATTATTTTTCTAACGTGAAAGTAGAACCTTCACGTTCATCAACTCATTTAGACTTATCTTATACTAAAGCTAGAAAATTAACGCCAACTTTTGTAGTTTTAGATTTCGAAACAACTGGACTGAATTATAAAGATAACGAAATCATCCAATATGGTATTGTTGAATTTAAAGATGGAAATGTTATTAATGAATTTACAAAGTTCTTCAAACCTGATCAACCGGTTGGTAAAACAGTTATGCGAAAAACTGGAATTACAAATGAATTTTTGGAAGATAAGCCTAGAATATCTAAAGAGTATATGGAAGAACTACTCTTATTACTTGGTGGTAAAACAATTGTTGCTCATAATGCGCCATTCGATATGAAATTTCTTTTAAAAAACCTTCATGATTTTAATATAGAACATGAGAAGTTTCGAGTTTTTGATACATTAACTGCTTCTAGAAGATTAATACACGAAACACCAAATCATAAACTAGAAACTTTAAAAGATTATTTCATTTTAGATGATGGAGAATCACATCAAGCTTTGAATGATGCGAAAGCTACTGGGCAATTAGCATTATTACTTATTGATAGAATGAAATAAATAATTTTTGGGTAGCTCGCCTACCCTTATTATTTTTACTTTTTTTGAGGAGTGATAGATTGAATGTAGCAATATATTGTCGCGTCAGTACGCTAGAGCAAAAAGAACATGGCTATTCTATCGAAGAACAAGAAAGAAAGCTCAAATCATTTTGCGAGATAAACGACTGGTGTATATCTGACGTATTTATCGACGCTGGTTTCTCTGGTGCTAAACGTGAGCGACCAGAACTAAAACGAATGATGAACGATATTAAACGATTTGATTTAGTTTTAGTGTATAAGTTAGATAGGCTTACACGTAACGTACGTGATCTACTTGATTTATTAGAGATATTCGAACAGAATAACGTAGCATTTAGAAGTGCTACTGAAGTTTATGATACATCTACAGCTATGGGTAGGCTATTTGTTACATTAGTTGGTGCTATGGCAGAGTGGGAACGTGAAACGATTAGAGAACGAGTAATGATGGGTAAACGTGCAGCAATTAAGCAAGGCATGATACTCACACCACCGCCTTTTTATTATGATCGTGTAGATAATACTTACATTCCTAATGATTATAAAAAAGTAGTTTTGTGGGCATATGATGAAGTTTTGAAAGGTGTCAGTTCAAAAGCTATAGCTAGAAAATTAAACGATTCAGATATACCACCTCCTAATGGTAAAAAGTGGGAAGATAGAACAATAACAAGAGCACTAAGAAGTCCTATAGCAAGAGGTCATTATACTTGGGGAGATGTATTTATAGAAAACTCTCACGAACCTATTATTACCGAAGAAATGTATCAACAAATAAAAGAAAGATTAGAAGAAAGAATCAACACTAAAATAGTCAGTCATGTATCAGTATTCAGAGGTAAATTTATTTGCCCAAAATGTGGTGGTACATTAACACTGAATACAGTGACAAGAAAGAGAAAGAAAGGTTATGTTACCTATAAGACGTATTATTGCAACACATGTAAGACTAGAAAACAAAGTTTCGGTTTTGCAGAAAATGAAGCATTAAGAGTTTTTCGCGATTACCTATCTAAACTAGACTTAGAAAAATACAAAGTAAAGACAAAACAAAAAGACGATGTCGTTACCATTGATATAGACAAAATTATGGAACAACGTAAAAGGTATCATAAATTATATGCTAAAGGGTTAATGCAAGAAGAAGAATTATTTGAATTGATTAAAGAAACAGACGAAACAATCGCAGAATATGAAAAACAAAAAGAATTAGTACCAAGAAAAACACTAGATATAGATAAGATAAAAAAATTCAAAAATGTATTGTTGGAATCATGGGAAATATTCTCTTTGGAAGATAAAGCAGATTTTATTAAGATGGCTATTAAGTCTATCGACATAGAATATGTAAAGCTTAAAAATAGGCATTCTATTAAAATAAACGATATAGAATTTTATTAACTTATGTACGGAAGTATAGACACTCGATTAATA